TCATAGAAACAACCACAAGAGAGCCTATGGCAGAGATTGTGGATTCAGGCTCAATCCTAGAAGCTACTCGATCCTACATGAAGGGAGATCACTTAACTGAAGGTGATCCATTCTTCCTTCCTGACTTTGCCCTTACATTCAGAAAACATGAGATGACTCTTTGGTTTGGTTTTTCAGGACACGGCAAATCTACTGCTGTAGGTAATCAGATTGCCTGTTTAGCAGCTAGAGGAAAACAAGCCTGTGTAGCATCTTTTGAGCAGCCACCAGAAATGACCTTTGCTCAAATCCTTACTCAATATACAGCTTACCCCAACCTTCCTTACACAGAAGAATTTATTCCAGCTTTTAACCATTTATCTAAACACGTCTTCATGTATAAAAGCATGGAGAAAGTTAATCCTAAACACCTAATTAGCACATTCATCCACGCTCACAAACGATACGGTATTGATACATTCGTTATTGATAACGTAATGACTATGCAAATTGACCGTGGAGATAACACAGCACAAGCAGAAGCCGCCGATCTAATCCGCGTATTCGTAGCCAAATACCCCGTGCACGTCCACCTTGTAGCTCACCCAAGAAAACCACCAGAACACACAAACAAACCCCCATCCATCTCAGACATCCGAGGAGCGTCTGAATGGGGAGATATGGCATTTAATGTCATAGCTATCTGGCGTGATACAAATAAAGCTGAAAGATTAGCTGAGATGGATTGTGACGACTTCACTAAATCAGATCGTAAAGCATTTTTTGATTCAACTCCGTGTGGTAAAATTATCGTCCGTAAACAACGTGCTACAGGTCAATGGCCTATGACTTCGTTTTGGTTTGATGATGTATCCAAACGATTCATGGCAAAGCCCGGATATCCTCTCCCTATGTATTCAGATAAACCTTGGTAAACTATAGCAAACTTAGTAACAATGATATCAGAATCAAAAGATCAATCATTTAATCTTCAAATTGCTAGTTACACAGCAAAACATATTGCAGCAGCAACTGGATGCAGTTTACCTACAGCATATGATTGGAAGTCAGGACGACGTAAACCAGTTAAATGGATACAAGCACGTTATATTGAAGACATAAGCAACCATAAACCACGAACTACTATGCCAGAATCAGAAGATCTTACAAGGTATACAGCGCCGCCAGATAATCCACCTGAGCAACCAACATACCTCCTCTCCCAGATACTCCGACATGTCGAGAACTGGGCTCCGAATCCATACAACTATCACCACACAATTGACGAAGTGCGCGATATCCTGAAGGAATCTATTGCCAACCTTATAGACGAAGATAACGGAATTGATACTATTTAATCAATGAAAGACCTAGAAAAATCAATAGGGATGCACCGTCGAGTTAAAGGCGTTGGAAAATCAAATAAAGGCGATCAATTTGGAACCTTTGAATTTAGATGGAGACACAATGCCTACTCCTTTGAGCGTAAAGTAGTATGTGAAGTGATAAAGATTTTTGGCTGGGAACGGCTTCATATAGTTGTTCATGAAGCTAAAAACGATAGATTTCATCTACGCGCACCAATACATGCCGAAATTCAACGACTATTACCTTTGTTTTTTGAACCTAATGAATTACCAGTGCAGTTTCATCAAGCTGATACTAGATCAAGAGAAGGAGTTACATTATGGTATTCAAAGGAATTTATAGAATCAACTAAAACGAATTTAATATGTCCCTTTAGTTAACCTAAACTATGAATAAGAAAATAAAAGTATTAAATAATAAAGAATTAAATAAGCTTTATAACGAAATCTCAAATTTTAGAGCGGCAACTTCTTATGATAAAGAAGGCAATCCAATTTACAAACTAGCATTCAACGGAACTAAGGAAGAATTTGAAGAATTAAAGAAAAAATTAATTAAATAAAAATATGAAACCAGAAACACATAAACTTGCAGATGAAATTACTTACGGACTTGGACCATTGTTCCGTGTTAACCCTGACTATGGAACTATTTTATCGGCTATGTGCATAGTAATGGCAAGAGTTATTCAATCTACACCAGAAATAGGTAAGGAAGCTAGAGCATATGAATATGCTTGTGAGAGGATTGGATTGGTTTTAGCAGAATTCCTAAGAACAGAAACTGAATTAGATGCAAAAAAAGAAGATCAAAAAGAAAAGTTGGACGCAGGAATTGACGCATTTGCTGAATTTGCAGCAACCGACAAACAAGAATGTGCCAATCAAGGAGAAGAAAACATCATCCCATTTAAAGCAGAAGCCCGTAAAGAAAATCCTACCACTTAAATTGCACGAGAATGGGCTTAGAATCGCTCGTAAGCGCTCCAAGGCTAGTTCTCTCAGGAAATCATTACTAACGTCCTACAAGGCATCTCATGCGGAATTACCAACTCAAGCGGTTTGTGCCGTCTGCGGAATCCCGTGCGCGTCTAGCAGCATGGAAAAACACCACGTCGCTGGCAGACGAAAAGCCGCGTTCTGTTTCTACATCCTCCTCCATTCAGACTGCCACCGTAGAGTGCACGATAACCCAAAGTGGGCGGAAGAAAAAGGATTGCTTGCCAAAGGCCGTAATAGTAAAGAGCTTACTATCGAATATGCAACTGAGCTTGTTCGACTAATGCCGCATCCACCTACTTACTGCATACCTATTCTCACTAAACACCAATCACTATAAAATTATGATACAAATCGACCAAAAAATTACTATATGGGAACGTTTTTCAATAGAAGATGAAAACGAAGAAGAACTAATGAAGTTCTTGAATGAAAACCCAGAAGCTACCAGCCTAGAAATTTACGACTGGGCTTACGGCATTGGTATTGATCCAGTGTCTGAAATAGTAGAAGGATCTGATGAGTTACTTACATATGAAGATAATCATATGCAACCAACGTTAGAAATAACTATTGGAAACAAAGTTCTTCACATAAGCTAATCACCACTTCACTTTGTCAGCCCAATAAGCAGCACTCATTTTACCCTTGGCGATGTTACTACCATGACGAGCTTTGAATGAAGCTCTTTTGGTCTTCATTGCTTGACTCTCTCCCTGTTTAGGAGCTCCTGCTGTCTTAGCACCTTGCTCTCCAAATCTGATTGTCTTAATTTTATCACCAGTTTTGGCGACAACTACATGGCTTTTTTTAGGGTGGGATGGAGTTCTCTTAGGTTGATTATAACCAGATACTCCAATTTTTGCTAATCTACTATCTTTTGGCTTTGCTGACATACAAATAAACAAGCACATTAAATTTAAAATAAAAGAAAAAAAATAACATGAGAACTCCTAAACAATGGGTCCATATTTGGTCGCAATCAAAAGCTTCTAATTTAATTAATTCTATCCTTGAAGGAGAGCAAATTGTTGAAGCTACACAAAAAGAAGCTTTGTCTAATGCTATGAAAAAAATATCTGACAAAAAAGAACTAGAAATAGCTCAAACAATTATTTCTAATCAAAGAATACTAACCGATTATCTTAATCAAGAAGTAATAAGATGGAAAGAAAAGTATCACGAATCTCGCCGTTATTTACGACAAGCCAATAAAGGAGCAGAACGAAACAATTTAATCATCCAACTGCAAGCAGAACTAATAAATAAACTAAGGTCATTAATCTAAATGAGGCCAACCTACGAACAAGAATCTGACAGGAATAATGAACATTATGTGGCTGCTCTTTATTGCAAGAAAGGTTACACTTTTGAAATGACTCCTAAGTTTTTTGACTTTGATGTAGCTTATTTAGAAAATGACATTATCAAAGCAGTAGCAGAAATTAAATGCCGAACTCATAAATACGGTGACTTCCCTACATTCTTTATTTCAGCTGAAAAACTAAGAAAATTACACGCACTTCATATCTCAACTGGTCTACCTACATTGATCATAGTAAGCTGGTCTTGTGGCACTGTAGGACACGTTATGATCCCTGTAGATGTTACAGTTACCATAGGAGGTAGAACTGACCGCAACGATGCTAAAGACATTGAGATGCTAGTTCACATACCAATAAATAAATTCACACTTAAGAAACAATGAACAATATGTTTAATAACGCAATCGGGGAGCTAACTTGCTTAGCTTCAATCGCAAAGGAAGACGCAAACAAAGAGTTGGAGCATCCTGATAAAAAAGAATATCTGCTTAACCATGCAAACTCACTTAGAGATGCAGCTAGGTTTTTAGAAGTAGCACAAATGGGTGGGCTTACTGCTTTAGTAAGTGCTGTAAGACAATGGGGCTTAGACAAAGGAATTACAGGACAAAAAGGTAAAGCAACGCCAATTAGCCAGTTACATAAACTTACAGAAGAAGTAGAGGAAATCCGAGAAGGCTTACTCAAAAACGATCAGCATGAAATTATTGATGGCATTGGTGATTGCACAGTTGTTTTGATTTTGTTGGCTGAACTTGTAGGAGTTAAGTTTGAAAATTGCTTGCTTGCTGCTTATCAAGAAATTAAAGACCGCCAAGGAAAAATGGTTGACGGAATGTTCGTCAAGGAATCATAATTTTAGCCAACCTAAACAATGCGTTGTCATCTAATAGTAGGACCTCACTAGAGATACTGAGGAATGTGGGTGCAACTCCTGCCAACGCTCCATCTTACCAAACAAATAATATGCAATCACGCAAAACACCAAAAAAAATTGGAGCTAAAAAAGCTACCAATAAAACTGTAGTAATAATTCCTGATCTCAATCAGATTACTAAGGAACAATTATCCGAAGAAGATATGATTGAACCTGATTCTTTTCAAGAATATGCACCTCCAGAAAAAGCAACGGTTAAAGTTATAACAAAAAAAGGAGCTATTTCTTTAATTGAATCCGATCGACAAGATTTAGGACAAAATAGTTACAATAATTCAGATGAAGAATTAGAAGCCGTAATTGACGTTAAAGCTAAAGTGCATGCCGTAGCACCATTGCAACAGGCAACGCCAGTATTGGGCTCAGGAAGCCCTTTAAACGAGATTGAGCTTGAGACTAAGACTATACCAGAGAATGCCGCAGAAACGATAGGAGAACTTATTGAGGGGCTTAATTACCTATTCTCTTTAATCAAAGACGTAAGGGGATCACGCGGTCTTAAAGAACACGACGAACAAATCTTACGAGATGCAGTAAAACGTGGACGCGAATTGATCGTATCACTTGAAGGCTAATTACTAATGCCATCCCTCTATAATAAGGGGGGTGGCTTTTTAACAAAGGAGTTTAATGAAAAAGAAAAAACAAGCAGATATCAACAGGATACTAGAACTTCTTGGAGCAGATCCAGATGAGATTGTTCCAAACAACTTTAAAGACGCTAAGCTCTTGCACGTCTCAGAATATGAAGACTTACCTGCTAAGACAGAAAAAAAAAAATGTCCTGAGACTGGTAAAATGATGTATATGTCTGAGAGTATGGCAAAACAAGCTGCCAGATCACGTCTAAACAGAGGATCAAACGTTAATAAAATTAGATGCTATCTTTGTGAACATTGCCACCATTGGCATATGAGTTCTAGTTTTCATTAAGTCTACGTTGCTCTATTTGCTTTTCTCTCATTTCTTCCAATTGAATAGCTTTGTTAAGCTTATCCATTTGTGCCGATCTGAACTCGCGCGTAGATATTACATTGGAAGCCATAACTTTCATGTAATCAACTATAGTGATATCATCCAATCCTATAGCTTTTAATGTAGTATAAGCGTTCTCACTGTAATTATATAACTGAGCAGATGGTGCTGACATCAATGATGCAGCCTCAAGCCAATTATTAGATTTATCGTAAATGCGAACACCCTTCTTCTCGCTATTAGTTTTAGCAACTTTCATGTTGTCTCCAGTAGCAAGTAAACGCTCAGACATATCATCTGTAATAAACTGTTTTAAAACAGAAGATGCAGGAGAATAACCAGCTATTGAACCAACGCCCGGAACTGCCTGAGAAAGCTCAAGTAGAATTTTACTTGTGATGTCAGCATACATTGATTTCCTTGCAGATTCTGGATCTCTCCACTCTTTAATAGCATTAGAACCTGAACCAAATATAAACTCTTTAAGTTGTTTAGTAATAAAACCAGTATCATCATCTGATTTCATAATGTAATTAGCAAACTCAGCACCAGCTACAGTAGCCTCATCATCATCATCACCACTAGCTTTAGCTATAGCCATCCCAACAAGCGGAAGTAATACCCTTGGCTTGATAAATTGGAACATAATGTTTTGTCCAAGAGTTCCAACAAAGTTTTCTATTGCTTCTTGTCTCATGCGGCGACGACCCATGTTTTTGGCTCCCGACATATCCTCAATAGTAAATAACTTCTTGAAGTTTGTTTGCCATTCAATTTCACCAGTAACTTTGTTTAACGTTTTAAAGAATGGACTTGAAACATGAATCCCCAACGCTGGCCAAAATGCCGTAAGGTTACTTGACGTGCTTGCAGTATGGTTACTGAACCGTGTTGTGCTACGTAATACTTGATTCCAGCCCGGATGTGTAGTGCGAGTTTGGAACAAGAATCCCTTCTTAGCTTGGTCGGCTTGACCAAACATATCATTAACTTTCATACGAGCATAGTTAGCCGCTTCAGGATTAATGCCTTTAAGGTTTGATTCTTTAATTAACGCCTCAACACTATCGTATGTTTGAACACTAGGGTCTGCCGCATTCATCCGATTAAGCTCACCCAGCAACTCAGACATATACAAAGCACGAGAAACTAATCTCTCACCACTAGCAATAGTAAGATCCATACCAATCTCTGTAAGATTCTCGATCTCCTTAAATATCCTACCAGCAATCTGCTTATGTATCCCGTAGCCATATCTGTTCGTGCGTCTAGATACAATCTTGTTTTCTTCCATTCCATCGCCACCACGAATGATATTCAATGGAGATAGGTTATTAACTGCATTTTCTAGATTATTAGCAAAGACATCTGGAAGACTTAATGTGCCACGGCTTAACTTATTGATTCTTCTTGATAACATAGATGCTCCATATTTAGCCAATATGGTAACAAATTGTTTTGCTCCATCAACGTCGCCAACAGCAAGTTTTTTAATTGGAGTAAAGACGACAGCAGGAACAGTTTGGACAAGTAATTGCTGAATCGAGAATAAAGCACCGCCAATAAATTGAGTGCTGAGCCATTTGGCTTGTTCACCCATAAGAGTGTTGACGACTCCTTTTTGTGAATCATTTACAATATCACTTTCAAACTCAGCCGCTACGTTAGCCAAGGCTAAACGTTGTTCTCTATATGCGCGGTTATAATAATCATTGTCATTCGCTGCAATAATAGTTGAACCATCAATGGTATCCATTTGAGTATCAGGATCAATAACCCTACGACCAAATGCTTTGCGAAGAACATTGTAGTTTGGGGCTACGTTCATACGATATAATGCATCATCTACCAAGCTATCTAAACCAGTAATGCCATCTATGTTAATAGGTCTTAATGTAGCCTTAGTAACATTACGATTATATCTGCCCGGCTTTCCAAACATTGCCGATTCAGTAATGGAAACCAATTCAAGAGGGTCTTCTTTATAGTTGTTCTCTTGAACAATACGCGCAGAGCCCGGAACGTTTGCATGAGTGTAAAGCATTGGAACAATTGAATTTATTCCAGAAATAATACTCTTATCCGATTCTGGTTTGAAGGACATTACACGAGTAATCTCAATAGCATCAGCAATACCTTTGAAGATTTCCACGATATCTTGTCCATGCTTAACAATGCCATCAGCCATATCGCTTCCTTTAAGCAAAGCCTTTTGTGCTTCTTCAATTTTAGCTAAAGTATATTCATCACTTCTGCGTTCTGCTTGGTGCTCATTAAAGATGTCCTTAAGCATATCCGTAATGGCATCAGTTGCTGGCACATTCCGCATTAATTCAACATGCTCATCGGAAGCCCAACGACTTATGATATCTTTGTTTTGAGTTAATTGAGCCTTTCTAAGGCGATGCATATCAGTAACTCCTGCACGGAATCCTTCAATTTCATTTCTGAAGCGCTGCTCAAGAGATCCATCTCTAGCAATCTTTATGCCCTCAAGCCATGCCCATGTGCGAGCTTTAGCTTGGTCTAAAGAATTTGATCCTAGAAGCTCATTCTTCTGAAGATGTTTCTTTCTGCTGGCAGCTAGTTTATTTTGGACTGCACGTTTCTGAACTTCATATCCAGTGCGTCCCGAATTACCATCAAATCCACGATCTAGATATACTTGAACGCGAATAGCTTCACTATAAGCACCCCAATCGTTAATAAACTTAGCCCTTTGACGCGCGTCTTGATGCTGAATGTATTTAGAATTAAAGCTTTGTAATGCACTTGGACTTAACACAAGACCAGAGATCATCTTATTTAAAATGTCTGCTCCTTGAAGTTCCGAGAATACATTATTAAATACGCTTTCAATTTGAAGATCGCCAATTTTATTAAGAAGATCTTGAGTTAAAGCTAAATCAGTATTTAAACTACCATCTGCATTTCTGAGATTAAACTTAGCAATAAATCTATCTACCTCGCCAAGTGTCCCTCTTTTAAGTAACTCACCTTTATCGCTTACTTGATCCCTGCTAAGGTTTTTATTTCCTTTAGCGTAAACAATATCGCGGATAAATGGTTCATATCTTGAAAACGCAGCTACAACATGCTCATCATTGAAATCATATTTTTGCTTATCATTAAGTTCTTTAGATCTCGTCATTGTAAGTGCTTCAATAACTTTATTTTTATAGCCTTGAATGACAGCATCGGCAACTTCCTTGCGTGACTTACCTTTTAAGTTAGTCTCAACCATATTGCCATTGCCATCATCTGCTATGACATACATATCCTCATCATAAGATCCATTAATGTAATCTTCAGAATACTTAAATGAAGACATTGGAACTGCATTAGTTCTATTTGACGGAATAGCATCTAAAACGATTGTTCTTACTTTTTCCCTGACTTGGCTTGGCTTCATGCCTTGAGCACCGAATCTTTTTTCTAGATCTCGTTTAAAGTCAGTCGGAGCCATCATAATCCAGACACCATCTTGTTGAACTAGATGACCAAACATTTCTGCCCTTGCTTCAGCTCCTTTAGGGTTCTTAAGAAGCTTGATTACAGCGTTTTGTCTACTTGAACCAGTTGCTGTGATAATAGTGCCTACGCCCAATTCAGGATCAGCAAGTGCAGCCAAAAGATCAGGACTCAAATCCGCAAAACCAATCTCAGCTTCTGAAATATTCTTTTTCATCAATGCCATACGCTCATTGGCAAGCATTGTCTCGGCTTTGATTGAATCAGATGTTTGTTCCATCATCTGTCTATAGTTGTAATCAGAACCAGCTGACTGATTGTTTTTAAGAATCTTCAAAGCATCATCTGCATAGACCTCAGCAAATTCATTTAACGCATCAATAATTGCATTAACCTTGATTACAAAGTCGTATCTTTCTTCTGGGCTTAACTTACTTTGTTTTTCTTTTAAGATCTTGCTCAGTTCAGTTACGTCAACCTCTGGGCGAGAAGCAATATATTCAGGAACAAATTGTAAATTAACTCTTACCTCATCATTAACAGAGATTGGGTTTTGGAGTTTTACAAACATTCTACCCAATGATCTAGGTGATGCTGATTGTGTAGCTAATTTGTCTAGAGATTTCTCAAGATCAATTAATTTACCTCGCGCAAAATCTTCAGCGACTTTAGCCTGCCTAATCTGGTTTTGAGTTTTAATATCCCCTTGGAATCCAATTGAGTTAATAAGCTCAAGCCTTTCAGTGCGAGTAGGTAACAAGGCTTTGATTATATCTAGGTAAGTATCTCCATTATCAAATTCAATGGACAATGCTTTAATGACCATTTCGTCAATCATATTTGCTCTAGTAGTCTCAGGCTGTTTTCTGAGTCCATTAACTAAGTTATTAATCAATGAAATGATTTCATTTTGTTTTGCAGGTTTGCCTACAAATTCATCATCACTAGCTTTGTATTGTTGAGCTTTACGTTCAAATGTGCTTTGATCTCCACGCAATGCGCGTTCAACTTCAGCAATAGTGGTTACTGCTGCTGCTTGTGCCTTTTTAGCGATCTCAGATGGCTTTGGCTGCAACTTGCCCTTAATGCCTTTAAAGAGCTCTCCTGATGCCATTCCTGCGTCAATACGAGCCATCATGTCACTAGCACTTAAAAGATCATCCTTAGAAGTAAGTTTGAATTTAACAGCGGACTGCTTACCTACATAGACCATGCCAAATCTAGCTTGGACAGTATCCTTGATGTCATTGTTTACGGTGTTTTCTAAATCCTTAATAAGATCAAGTAATTTAGTTTTGTTTGCAATGAACGCCGCACTAGTTGATCCGCTTTGTGAATTGCGATCAATCTCCATCCTGCGTAAAAGAGTATCAATAGATTTGCGTTTAGACGCATACACTCCACCTTTAGCTTTATAAAGATTACCAACGATCTCAGAAGCAACAGTAGCCATTGCATCGGGCTTGTTATTGGTATCGCTGTAAATAGAATTAAGTTCTGCCTTAAGCCTTTCTGATATGATACGCGCAATCTCAGGAGCGTATGCCTCATCATTAAGATTATTGAAGACGTTATCTAGTCCTTTATTTGTAATCTTAGCTTCAAGAGCTTCTCTTGTTTTAATAGCTAATTCCAATTCCTTTTGAACTGCATCACGTAGTTGAACAAGCCCACCCTCACGTTTACCAGTCTCTTGGTTTAGCCTACCTAAAATACGATCAGAACTTTGAGCCATTGCATCATCGACCAATCCATTAGGTAGAAGCTCTCTTAATTGATCAATAATAGAATCAGTAATTACAATGTCTACTTTTTGCGATTCAAAATACGGAACATTAGCCTCAAGATCATCACTTAAATCTTTAGCTCTATCTTTAGATTGTAAACGTTTATTGCCACGTTGTTGCTCTTGTTCAGCTGCTTTCTCAATGAGTTCATTAATGTTTCCAACTAGCGACAACATTCCAGTTATTGTGTCATTCCTACGATTTCTAGCGAAGTTAATAGTTGCTTGAGTATTGTTACGACCATTAACAGGTTGAGTTGCCATCGAACCCCAGTTCCCATTATAAACACCATCTTTGTTTACCATTGGGAGAATTGGACGAGCCGCATCCGCAATAGTATCTCCAGCAAGAATTGCTCGGTTAGGAGCGCTTTGTCTGAATTGAGATGTTTGTTGATTTTCTTTGGTATTGATAAGGATGGTGTTGAATAGTTGGATGAGGTATGCATCAGATGGGGCTATGCGAGTGCCTTCATAGTCTTCTCTTTCGCTTAATACAGCATCCAACATTGCTATATTAATCTTACCTTTAAGGTTTGTTCCCTCTGCTCTAGCTTGAACAACAAGTGCATTGAGATCATTAAATAATTTTGACCTAGTTAAATTGCCAGTAACCTCATCAGATTCTTTTACGTCTTTATCCAAGCCAAGATTCGGCTTCTCTTCTTCTAATTCTTTAAGATCACTTCTGTTTCCGTAATCTTGAGCAGTCTCTTCATACTTGCGATTTACCTCAACAACTGAATCAATAACTGCTTTAATTGTGTTATCAGGAAGAGTGGTATTACCAATATCCAATGAACCCATTTTAACGGAATCATAGATTTCTTTCAGCTTAGGATTATTCATCATCTCTACAAAGAGAACAATGTCATCAACCAGCGTAAACTCTCCACCTTCATATCCAATAGCAGCAGAATCTATTACAGAACTATTAACCTTAGCATATTCAAGAGTCTCACCAGATTCTCTTAAGGATTCCTTAAGCACTTTAGCCCGACTAAAAGCAAGACCAACTGCATCCATCTGAGGCTTCATGTTAATCAAATGCGATGCATACAAATCAACCATAGCCTCGTCAGTTGAACCATAAAGTTTCAACACTTCTTCTTTAGCGTATTCCAATAATAAATCTCTATCATTATTAAATGAACGAGATGATTCAGCATACATCAAATGTGGATTTAATATGCTACGAACATCTTCAGCAAATTCCTTGATTGCCGCAGCATTATCGGGAATCTTAGCATGCTCAATCATTGCCTGTGTATAAGCTCTGTAAGCATCTTCTCTTGACGTATCATTGTTATATGTTTGAGGAGCGTATAAGAAACCGGGCTTGCCGTTACGACTTGGGAAATACCTCAAACCAATTTCATTTCCACTAGCATCCTTAACCATTTTATTAGGAGAATAAATAAGAGTATCCCTAATAGTGTTTTGAAGAAGCAAACTAAGACCTTTATCGCTTGAAATGTATAACTGCTCAGCGTCACGAAGAGAAGAAGCGTAGAATAAAGCCGCGCCACTTGGTTTATTTTTATCTTCAATTAACGCCAAAACAATTTGTTCGACCTCATCAGCATTACTAAATATGTTTGGCTTATCCTCAGAAGTCGCAAAGATATCTTGCTTATCTTTATCCATAAAGGCTTTTTGAATTGCCGCAACGGATTTGTTTGACTTAAGATTTTCTTTTACAGCTACAAGAGAATCATCTTTTGTGGATTTTTCATGAAATGCCGTAGCCTCAAAAATCAAACCAGCAATCCCATCCATCACAGTCTCCTCATTCTTAACACGAATAGAATCAATCAATGCTAATTCTTTATCAGTCTTAAACTGAATTAGGTCTATAAGGAACGTAAGTGGGTCTGTAGAAGCTCCGCCCTTGCCGTATGGAACAGAGTCCATAAACTCATTCATGTAGGCTAGGCGTGTATCCTTAGAGAAATTAGCATCATGGAATAATCCATCCATAGCCATGCCTACTACAGATCTAAAATCAGATGATGTTGGCTTGACTGTTGGAACATAATTCTCGTCCTGCATTTCAGCAGCAGTTGGCTCAAAATAAGCTGGGGCAAATACATTGAGGAAAGCATCCCTAAACCGACGTGCATTATCAATAGATACTCTAGCTGATTCTTTGTTCTTAAATTTAGGAATAGCCATGCCTAACTCCAAAATTGTAGTAGAGAACCATTGACGTTTCCAACGATTAGGATCATCCATGCGTTTCTTGAGATACTCCGCAGATTGATCTGAGAGAGCAGCGCTTTGCTCGCCCATGCCAAATTGTTGATTTGGACGACCATCTGTTTTATCGACAACTCCGAATGTTTCATTATCTGAGAAATTATATTGAGATAGATTATTAGTCCATTGCGTCATAGGAATTAATACCTCAACGCCATTCTCATCTATATCTTTCCTGTATTTCTGCTTAGCGCGACGCAGCGGTATGCTACGCATAAGTTCTAGTCCTGACTTTTCATCATAATACTTCTCACGCTTATCTACTTCAGGTAACGGATTACCTAATGAGTCGAAACCACCACTAACTTTTTCATAAACAATATTACCATCATCATCTAAAACATCTTCGAATATAACCTCACCATTAGGATCTGTTTCAAAAACTGGAACCTTTTTATATTGTAATGGGACTTTACCCATCTTTTCTAAATGATCATTTGACCATTCAGTTTTATTGTAAGCGTTCATTGCTTCAAAAGCCCAATGAGCAGAAACTTTATACTTCTTGCTTGCACCAGCAGCATATTTATAGTTGAACTCAACTTGTGAATCAGTAGCAGGATCGCCAGCATAATCGCGGAGATAAGAGAACCCTTTAGTGACTTTAAATCCAGCGTCTCTAGAAGAAGCAACCAACTCACGCATTTGGTTTTTATTCCAATTCTTATCAGTGTAAGCCGCGTAAGATGAACGAGTATAAGAAACTGTCTTAGCCAAGAGCCTAAACGCCCTGCTCATATTCTCAAAAGGATGAACTGTAATGTCGCCATCTTGACGATCAACTTGAATAAGATTCGTTGCAACCTCATTACCAATTTTATCACTCGGTGCTTTAGCTAATGTATCTGCTACGTGCTTGTGATAAAGAGCCATGTATTTATTGGCTTCATTTAATCTTGTTTGTAGAATAGGGCTAAGATGTCCTGCTAAAGTTGTATGGTTATCTCCATAGGTCATTTGAGCATTATCAACAGTCTCTTGAATTTGACGCATCCA